GCGGCGCACCCATAGCGTTCACAGGCGCAACTGGCGGGGCCATCATATTGATCGGCGGCTGGATTTCTGGGCCGCCCATGAACGTCGGAGCGCCCGCCGCTGCAAACGCCGGCACAGCGCGCGAGCCGGGCATACCCGTGCCGCGAGCGATATTGGCCTCCTGCATACGCCGCCCGGCGTTGATGCCTTTATTGTCGCCGGCCAAACTCTCGATGGCTCGCGCGATAGTCTCAGGATTGCCGGACTGCACAGCCGGGACGATACGGCTGGGAACCGTCCCATAGTTATAGGCGACTGAAGTCAGCGCCGCTCGTGTATTTTCGGGCAGCGTAGCCCACACGTCTTCGCCAACCTTGGCCGCAGCCTTCGGCACGAACTCGGTCTGGATACGCCGCTGAAGATCGCGCTCGGCGTCTTCGCGAGAGACGCGCATACCGGGGGTTACTTTCTGGACCGTGCCATCCGGCAACGTCACAGTGTCACTGCCATACCCAGCGCGGTATGCATTCACGTCGTATTTCGGTTTTTCAATAAATCCTTCGCGCTGTTTGATAAGCGACGTTGTCAGATCGCCGCCTGTAAAAGCGCCGGCCTGACCACGGCCCGCTGGGAGAAGCGGTAGCGGCGTCGCGCCCTCGGGCGTTACTGAATATAATTCGCCGCCGATCTCTTTTATCTCTGGCTTGCGAAGGGCAGTCACTTCCGTTCCCGGCACGACTTCAGCCGCGCCAGTAGGACCGATACGCATAAACCGCGACGTGTCGCCGAAGTGCTGTTGCAGAACCTGCGGTTTAAGATCCGATCCCTGCATAGCCACCATTTTGACGGCTTCCGGATCGTATTGCGTCGGTAGCGTCGCAGCAGCCAGAGGAAATGTTTCTGTGACCTGCTTATACCAAGCGCCATAGTTTCCCGGATTGAGCCGTGGGGCCATATTAATTAACGCATCGTATTTCTTGGACGCCAGTTCGAAATCTTTGATAGACTGTTCAGACCGGAGCTTCTCGGCTTCTCGAATATCTTTCTGACCTGCCAGCTCCATCGCCTGCGCGGTTTTGGCCGCCTGCAACTCAGCCAGCCGCGCAGCCTCGCCCTGCGCCATAGCGCCGAGAAAGTTGACGTTCGGAACCTGAAGTTCAGGGATCGGCGTGTATTGAACGGGCATTATTATCTCCGTCCGTAAGCGTAGCCGGCGGCCTGAATGCCTTGGCCAAGCGCCTGCGCCAAAAGATTCGTCGGGGCCATATAAGCGCTGGCGTTGGCTGCGCCGATATTTGCGTAACCTTGACCAAGAGCCTGTCCTAGACCACCATAAACATTCGCCAGATTGGTTCCTGTGCCGATGGCGGCGTTACCAACGCCCTGCGCAGCGCCAAATCCAGTTTGCTGGCCGCCCTGAAGCAACGCGATCTGATTGGCGCGGTTGGCCATGAACCGGTTATAGGCGTTACCATATTCCTGACTGGCCAGATCCTGCCCGAATCGCTGCGCTGCTTTCAACGCCGCGCCGGACTGAAGCCCTGCCTGCGCCGCCGCCGTGCGATTGACCGCCTGCATTCCCTGCTGTTCGCGGAAAGCATACCCGGGGTCCATCTGGAGCTGGTTGATCGTCGGCTGTTGCATAAGCGCGCCGGACTCTTCGCCCGGACGCAGCCCCATGAGAACGGCCAGTCGATTGGTCGCTTCCTCACCAAATTGCGAGTAGGGCTGATACGCCGCTGTCGCCTGCTCCTGCCCACGCTGCAATGCCTGCTGAGCCTGCTGAGCCTGCAACGCCTGCATCATCATAGACATCTGAGTGGCTTGATTCTGCGCCTCTGCGGCCTTACCCCAACCCATCGTCAGATCCTTCCTACCGTGCCGTCCGGGCGACGCTTCATGCCGAGGCGGTCAAAAATACCATACATATGGTCGTGGCCATCGTCCACCCGCGTATAAAAACCCGGACGGTCAATTATCTGCCTTAAAAGTCCTCTTGTCAGCCATTTACGCCGCCACTCGGGCAGTATGGAACAATGGACTTCGCCGTCTTTCTCGAACATAGCGCCTATCGGTTGCCCGTCGCGCTCGATAAGGTCTACATTCCAATCCTTTGCCCGTTCGACATGTTCTTCGAACGAGATCGGATAATTCCAGTCTGTCGCGACGTAGCCAATTCTGAGGGCGGTCGCGCGATCCTGAACTATCCGCGTCGTCATTACGTCACCACGCGTCCGCTAGCGCGGATATTTATGGATGTAGACGCGCTGGCAATAGTCGAGATAAAGCTGCCATTAGACAGAATATGCCCGACAATCTCAGGGAACGTATAACATTCGCTTGGCTGAAGCGTCTTGGTTTTAACGATCAGGTTTGCGTCACCGGCTGAGCCTGCCACAGTCACAAGATTGACGCTGATCGTCGCCGAGGCCGCGCTGTAATTCGTCGCGGTGAATTTGTCGATGATCGTAGTCACGCCAGTCGACGTATATTGTGTCGTCTGCGTATTTTCTGCAATCTTTGATGGGATTATATTAGTAGGTGTAACGGTCATGGCGCACCCTATGATAGACGTTTAAGGCTGATAGAATCTATCATAGCCTGTTGATTTATAGACACAACTTCATTTCGGAATGACTCAGTGGCCGCCGCGCCCTGACGGACTTCCTTGGCGACTTCAATCTGAAGCATGGGCAGAGCAGTAACGGCGCACATCCACTCGTCTACTTCCTTGCCTGTGTTCGGGTTCGTTCCGCGCAGTAATGTAAACCACGCGCATTTTAATTGCACGCAATCTTTTTTTATGAGCGGGCAGAAGGTTCCGTTTTTCAGTTCCATCAGCTCTTCACCGCTATGATGGCGTCTACATACTGAACCGCCAGATTGATAGACGAAGCCGATAGACTGTGCGTGTGCGGATCTCCGCTACCCGATGACGATGTTGTGCCGCTGATTGATGTGGTCGTGAAACCGGAGCCCGACGCGATAGCTCCGCCAGCAATAAGCCCGACAGACGAAAACGTATGCGTATGCGCGGGTATCTCGGCGGTTGTAAGAGCGTGTGGGCCTACGGTCCCTGAGATAGATTGCGATGCGAACGCAGTCGTAAACGCGACAGAACCGCCAGTTCCAGCCGTTCCTGATACAATGCGCAACGCTTTATTATCGTCTGCCGTTGATTTTACCCAGCCTGTCGGCGCAGATGTCTGGACGAACAACATGCGCGTGCCGGCGGGCAGCGACGCCCAAGAGCCGGAAAAGGTAGTAAACGTAGCGGTCGTGGGCGTCGTAGCGCCGATGATAGCGCCGTTTATAGACCCCCCGGAGATAGCCGCGCCGGAGATAGCAGAGCCGGAGATAGTTCCGTTTACGATAGAGCTATTAATTATGGATCCGCCAGAAATATATCCGGCGCTCGTAATATTATCAACGACATAGATCTCTACGTCGTTCGAATCCGTCAATTTGATCTTGTAGGCTGACGCAGGCGAAAACCAGATATTGCATTCGCCACGGCCGTCCAGAATTATAGGGTTGGGATTAGCCGACGCCGCATTAGAATCAGTATACGTCGCCAACGGCGTAGTGGTCCCCGCCGCGTAGGTATACACCTTACCGCCAACAAGAGGCTGTCCGGCAGCGGTAAGAAACTGTGCTTTGGGGGCTGGGCCGAGATTAGCCATTAGCGTGTAATTCCTATGTTATCGGTCACAGACAAAATAACAGACGGGATGGCTGGGACAGGAGGAACAGCCGCAGCCGCCGATATTTGACATGTTGTATTGGAAGTAGACCACATAAGCCTGAAATAATCACCTGCGTTGAGCCTAAACACAAAATTCCACGCTGCAACGGCGGCGGCGCTGCTGCCGACGAGGGTTATTTTTGTGCCGGTGTTTGGCTGTGTCGTGCCATTAATGTCAGCCCATATGTAGACATCGTGGGCGCTGGCCGACGATTGATCCAATTGAGCCGAAAATTGAAAATTATATATCCCCAATCTGTCTACATATACACGAGATGTTGGCGAACCGATATAAACTCCATTAGATAGATCAGTTGTGTTAAACGTGACCGCATAAGCCGTGTTTATTGCCGCCGCCGTCTGCGTGGTCGTGTCCGAAAACACCCCATAGCGCATGTCAGGAACTTGCGGAGTATAAGCCGGAGCAACGGCAAGAGCGTCGAGCCCGTTAAATACGGACATCTGCTGCGAAAGCCATTCAGCGCTGGGCGGCGCTACGCCAAGAGCCTGAAGAGAATTTTCAACAGAGGCTTGCGCCGAGGACCAATTTGGGTCGCCCGGTGCTACATTAAGTGCCTGAAGAGCGTTTTCAACAGACGCTTGCGCGGAAGACCAGCCCGGTTCGTTCGGCGTTACGTTAAGTGCCTGAAGAGCTGAATCGACGAGAGCTTGCTGTGTCGACAGGATAGAATCGGCCGGGCCGACCTGCAAATCTGTCAGCGATATGGGATTGCTGCCTGCGCCGCTTAGATTGAACAGACTAAAAAAGAACAAATACCATTCGCGCGAGATCAACCCTGTTCTGGGATCGATAATAGGAACCCGCAGAGCTGGTATCTGAGTAATGTTAAGTTGCTCGTTAGGCATTCGTATTACTCAGAATAAGTTCCGCGCCCATGATGGCGATTTTGACTGGGTCCGTCCCTGACACTTCATATACCCGATCACGGATTTTCAAAGTCATACCCAGCCGTCGCCAGATCGTTCTGAATCCGTAACGGCCTATCTTACCCATAGACTTCCAATGTTCGCTGGACCATGTGTGACCGCCATCATCAGACCAACGAAGCATGACCTGTGGGTTAGCGCCTACCGTAACGCTAAAATCTAAAAGGATGTTATCGCCGGTTTCAGTCGTTATTAAAGGGCCTGATTCAGACGCCAAAAGATCTACAATGATGGTATCATAATCATAGCCATCTAACCCGACGCCAGTCTCACAGTCGAGTTGCAGACTATGCTGCGTCGTGCGCTTAAGATCATTTTGTCCTACCGGAAGCGCACGCCAACGACGAAGCCATTTTTGTATGCTCCCATTGTCCGTATAGTCTTCCATATCAAAAGCATAGATATTGCCGTTTTGATAGTCTCCAACTACAATCTCACCGTTAAACGCCATCTGACAGTTACTACGGTGACGCGTGAATTGTTCATATTCCCACCCAGCGCGCTCATGCCATGCGCCGGTCGCCACATCATAAACCCAAGTGGTGTTGGCGGTCGGGAATATCAGAACATAAAAAGAATGCCCATCCTGCTGATATGTATAGCCTATTGCGTCCGATATATCGGAGTATTGCTGGATGTGCCACTCAACGGCGTGCGTGCTGACACGTTTACCCGTGTAGCCATCCGATCTATAGACAATTCCTTTACCGCGTGCGTCCGCGCCAAGCCAGAAAAGCCCATTGTCCAACTTTGCGACAGAATATGTCGCGGCGCAGCCCAATTCGTTGAACGCGCCCTGAATACGCGCCAGCGGAAAATCTTGTAGCCCTGCGTTATACCAGACCTCGACCGAGTTTGTGCCGAAGAGCCAGACTTCGCGATGATCCACGATAAGAGATACGAGCCCATCTGGAGATCCTTCAGCGCTGGCAAAATCCAGAGGGTCTACCGAAAGACCATCCAACAAGGATGTGACCCAGAATCTTTGGCTGTTCGGCTCAGTAAAGACAAAATAACCATCCAGATAACCGACCGTAACCGCGCCGGGGAAATCGGCGTCTGTTATCTGTGCAAAGACATCCGTGGTCAGATTGTAGATATAGCTCGGACCATTACAGGCGATAAATAGCTGCGTTCCGTTATCGACCATGCTGACAGGGCCGGTCCCAGATACAGTTCCTTTGACGGTCACGTTCCACGATGAATCTATGCGGTATAGTTTGTCGCCGGAAACAGCGAAACCATATCCATTATAAGTCCAAAGACCTCTGATAGGCCCGCTGCCTATCGGTTGCAACAACCGCAAACCGGGAGCGCGCATGAGATATGCGGGCTCCTTACCCCCTTCCGGCACAATTTCAGGGTATAGATTCACCATACGACTGTTTGCAGCATTGATGCTGCGGGTGACATAAGATGAACCTAAGATAGGTGTTTTCATATTCTAGGCCACCGTAGCGCCATTAACGCCGATCACGGCCCACCCTTGCGTAAAATATTGTAGCGTTACGGAATCGCCAATATCGGTAAACGTGATAGTGGCGTAACCCAACGATGTCGTCGGCGTCAAAACACCTGTGTCAGCGCCGGCGGCTTCAGCCACATATACGATTGTTTTAATCTGCCCTTCAGCGCCGTTCGCCAGTGTAAGCGCGTCGCCGGTCCCGGTAGATGTAAACGCTGTCGTAAGAGCAGTAATATTGACTGCGCCCGGCCCACTTAACGACTGAATACCGCCGGCGACAATCGGGCCAGCAAAAGTCTGCGCGCCGGTAAACGACTGGGCCGCGTCCGTCCGCGCAATCGTCGCGCTAGTGGACGGAAACGTCATAGTCGTGCCGTCAGTGCCGGAAAGAGCCAGAGAATTATTGACCGTCAGCGTTTTGGCGTCCACGCCCGCTAGCGTAAGCGAATTATTGACCGTCAGCGTTTTGGCGTCCACGCCCGCCAGCGTCAATGAACTATTCGCAGTAAGTGTTTTAGCATTGGCAATTGTAAGCGTCGCCGACGTAGCCGGCGCAGTAAACGCCACCCTATTGATACTGGTTGCCGTAGCTGCGCCGAGCGTCGGCGTCACAAGTGTCGGCGACGTGGCAAAGACAGCGCTGCCCGTGCCGGTTTCATCCGTTAGAGCCGCCGCCAAATTAGCTGAACTGGGCGTTTGTAAAAAAGTAACGGCATTTGCATTTAACGCGGTGACGCCAGTGCCGCCACGATTAACCGGAAGCGTCCCAAAAGTACCGCCATCAATAGGCAACCCCGTGCAATTCGTCAGGGTTCCGGCCGATGGTGTCCCAATATTAGGGTTCGTCAGCGTAACGCCAGTAAGAAACGTCGTTTTGGTAGCCTGCTGCGTGATGTCACCTTGAACAACAGGAAGAACAGCAATGTCAGCGACGCTGGTAGCGACCGGGAGATCGGCGATCTTAATGGTAGACATTAGTAATTCCCCGCGTAGATGTTATAGCGCTGACGTGTTCCAACGATGCTGTAAGGAAGCGCCATGATGTCGTCTGGATTGTTGATTCTTTTTAGATTCCGCTTGCTGTACATTGCAATTCGCTGAACCTGCGCCGATGGCTCGACACCAAATTCTGGCGCTATTTCACAAGCCAGATTGTATCGAAACGCCCGCAGATATCCCGGCGGAAAAGATAGCGGCGTCGCCAGAGTAGCCGGAGCGCTGAGTGGCGAGACGGATATAAGGTGAAATTCAAGAGATCTCAGCGGGACGGGATACACCGTCATGGTCATGTTGGGGAAAGACATATTCACCCACATAACCTGCGGGTATGTGCTGGTGACGGTTTTAACCGCAATGCCATTATATTGCTGTTGATTGATTAACTTTAGCCCATAGGACACATTGGTCTGCGGGTCACGGAAATAGGTAGAGTCATCCACCAAAATAGGGCGACCGCCCAAAATAGTGGCAAGGATCTCTATAGAGTTCTGAGTAGTGAGCGGAACTTCGGTTTGGGTGGAAAGCACCGCATTTGTCAGCATAACGTCGCCCGTAGGGCCGATTGCCAACTCACGGACGCCAGATGGCCACGTAAACATCTGATCTTGCGTGGCAAATACAGACAGCCGCTCAGTAATCCACGAATCGATCATCTGATTCAACGCCGTCAGCGCGTCCTGCGCCGTCTCGGCTGAAGGCGTTTCGCCTTCTGCGAGGACGCCCAGCAGCCTCAGCGCTCCGTTGATCTGTTCCCCCGCTGTCGTCGTCATCTGGATCGAACCTCTCCCAGCCGTTCTCTTCGTCGTAGGCGGCTTCCAAATCCATGGTAGCAACCTTCACCCCGTGCCGGGGGTGCCGCAGGTAAATTACAGCCATTTTACACCTATGGTAAGGGCCGAGCGGCCCGTAGGCCGCTCGTAGGATTAATTTAAGTGAGAACGGGAAATTCCCATTTGCCGCCCACCGAAGTGAACAGCTTGCCCGCGCCTGTGGCGTTGGTCGTCGTGGCCAGCGAGCCCGCCGGAGCGGTCGTGGTCGTCGAGCCCGCCGTAATGGCTG